CAGCTTGGGTGCCAGGGCATTCAGGCGTGCGGTTTTAGCGGCTGCCAACTGGTTTTGCCGTTGCAGGCGGAGCGCGTCTTGATTGGCAAACTGAGCGGCTCGGTTTTTAGCCATCAGGCTCGAAGCTGCATCCCTCGCTACGGACTGCTGTCTCATTTGGCCCAGGCCGGTCGCTATGGGATTGATACCCCTGTAAGGAACGCCGCCAGCAGCCATGCCGGGAGTATTGCGCCAATTCTCCCCTCCGGTCCCATCGTCGTTGCTCGAGCCGTCTACCAAACCGCCGCGTGCAAAGCCACGGCCAGACATGTCCTGGGCTACGCTCGGATCGTAGATTGCATACGCCTTGCCCGTTGCGTTGGGCATTTGAGTACCAGCAAAGCCAGCGTCGAGGATCTCCTGGCGGATCATGTCCTTACCGATCCCAGACTTGACCATGGCCTGCCTGCGCAGCATGTCGTAGTAGTCAAGGCCTTCCATTTGACCTTGGGGCGTGTCGTACATCTTGTCGAACATCAGCATCCGGTTGCGATCAACGTCGACGGGCGTGACGTTGGCTCCAGGCTGATTGCCGGTGAACTTGTTGGCGTACCGGGGAAGCTCTGCCGTGTAAAAGGCGCGACCCATCGAGGCGTGGGGATCTGCCCTCATGATGTCGAACTTGCCCTCGATCGGGACACGCTGGCCAGAGTAGACGCGCATAAAGTCGGGCTCGGGCCCCTTGAGTACCTCGGCTACCGGCTTGGGCGCCTTGGGCATCATGGACTCGACCTTCTGCATGTTGTTTAGCCTGCCTGCCATCTTTTGCAGTGCGGCATTGGTCCCAGCCCCTCCGGCCATCGATGCAGGGACTGACCCGAAGGTCTGGCCCATCTGGGCTGTATGAGCGCGGTCAGGCTGCGTTAAAGGGTTCGGGGTCATGCCTCGTAGGGCGTGGCTCATTTCTTCGCTTGTAGGCCCTTGTAGGCCCCTTGCAAGCATGGCTGGCATGAAGCCTGCCGTCTTGATGTTGCTCAGCGCCTGGGTAAGGTCGCCTGCCGTACCCAAGCCTTCTGCCAGGGCGCCTCGTACCGCACCGCGGCCCATGTCGGCTAGGCCTTGCAGGGCCTGGGGAATGAACGTCGGATTCTTCTGGGCGCGTGGGTTTGGCATGGTGGTCCCTAAACCGCGTAAGGATTGACCCGCCGAGGCCGGTCCTCGGGGTATTGGCCGTCATTATCCGGCGGCGGAGGATCAATGACAAGCCATCCCATGTCTCGCAGCACGCGCAGGGCCTGGGACGTTGTATCCACGAGGTCGTCATGCCTGACCTCAGGGAAGGCGCAAAGCTGATTGACGAGGGGCTCAGCCCATGACCTGGGGTGGCCTTCGTTCTTCGTGCTCTCCGGAATATACACCCGTCCGGCCTTGATCAGTGGGGCGATCAGGTTGACCCGCTGGACCTTGTCCGCTCCGCCGGGATTGTATGACCGACAGGGTATGTGGGCACGCCCCAGGTCCTGGAGGAGGGAGATGCCGGAGGACTTGTCTTCAACCAGAACCATGTCAGTCTTCTTGCCCCGTCCGAATTCATTGGGGTCGCCATAAACCGTGCCGAAGTCTTCAATTACCTTCTCCTTCAGGTCAGGATATTGCAAGTGCTCCTCCCAGCAATCGATCAGCATGGCGCAAAAGCCTTTGTCTTCGCTGGGCTTGAAGATCCCCCATACGCTACAGGCTGAGGGGTCGTTGATGGTCCTTTCGGTATAGGCGCCGTCGTAGGACTGGACCACGAACTCGAAGCGCGGAAAGGGCTTCTCTGAGGGCCATAGCTTGATCCAGGCGCGTTTGATGATCCCAGCCTCTTCAGGGTCGATGATCTCGGCATGGATCTCCTGGCGGCCCAGGGAAGTGCCCTCGTACTGCAAGATCTGGTTTTTGAACGTCCCGGCAAGGTTGGCAAGGTTGTCGTAGGTCGAAGCCTGCGTGACGACGACGTCCTCGCCGTCTCGGTTCAGCAGGTCGATGATCAGCGGCTTAGGCTTTGGCGTGGTGGTAACAACAATCCGCGGCTTATCACCCAAGCGAACCGAGAACATGATCTGGTCCCAGGCTGCATCCAGATATTCCCAAGCTGCCAACTCGTCGCACCAAGCATGGTGCCATTGCGGACCCCGGAAGCGCTCAGGCTCCGAGGCCGGTATGCCCTTGATCAGTGAGCCGTTCGTAAGGACGATCTCGTGCAGGCTCCTGGTGTACTTGACCCTGATCTCCTCCGGCATGCAGTTAAGTAGGCCTGACTCGCCTTCGATCATCGTGTCGCGGATGTCGGCCGAGGTAGGGCCCGAGATCAAGATGCGGATGTTGGGCGTCGTCCAGGCTGTATGCCAAACGTCCTCAGCGGCTGTCCTGGTCTTGCCTGCGCCCCTGCCTGCAAGTAAGAGCCATGTCGTCCACCAATTGCCCTTAGGTGGGATCTGGTGCTTATGCGCCCTCATGAGCCATTTCATCCGGGCTCTGAAGGCTGCCGCTGCTTCCGGGGGTAGCTTCTTCAGCACCTCCTGGTGCAGGGCAAGCTTGGCTTCAATCCGCTTGCTTTGACTTGCTGTCAGCATTCTGGCGGATGCCGGTCAATTCATCGATCAGGGATTGTGCGACGTCCATCACCATGTCTACTTGTACGGGGCCTTCATCCTTGCCGGTGATCTCGTGCTTAGTCCGGTCGGTGTAGTCCTTGGGGAATCTTGCGGCCATCGAGCGGGACCAGAGCGAGGTGTTCAGGGTCACGCCGTCCTTAGTCTGCTTCAGGTGATCCTGGGCTATGTCCTCCCACCACTGGAGGGCTAGTTCCTCTGAAAGGGCCAAGGCGTTAAAAAACTCTTCATGCTTTTGCGCCCAGCCCCACATAGTCACCCTAGTGACACCTATGGTCGCGGCGATCTGCGCCTTGCTTTTCCCCTCTCTACCCATAGCGATAACCAGTTCGCAATATTTGGGGTCGTAGTCGGTTGGTCTTCCTCCGGCCATTCTGATTTTCCTTCAAAAATCAAGCACTTACCTTTAGGATACACGAAAAAAACCCCCTATGGAAGGGGGTAACGTCGTGAGGGGAAGGACCCACAACCAGGAGACACACAGAAAACGCCCCTATTGTACCTCCGCTTCGGGCTGCTTGTACATCCTCATCCTAATCAAGTCCGACACGCCGAACATGCCCACTGGCTCGGCCAGGGTTGCGCAGACTTCCCGCTCCTCGTCGAGTAGCTGCTGAACATAGGCGGTTAGCTTGTCGATGTTGAAGGCGTACTGCTTACCCTTGATCTGCTTGCTCTTCAGGGTTGCGATGATCTGATCTCTTAGCTCTTCGTTCATGCTTCTTCCTTTACTTTGGGTGATCGTTCTTCGGTCCAGAATTCCTCCTCGCACTGCTTGCATTTGTGTCGGCGCTCTACGAAGTAATAATGCCTTTCGGGGTTCCAGAATGTTCGGGTCTCGAGAATCTTGGTCTTATACCCCTGACCCTTTGGGGTTCGGCAGTAGGGGCAGATCATGTTCACCCCTTCGGTGGTTCGTAGTTCATTGTCACCTCTGCGGGTTAAAGCCAAGCCGACGCATCCCCAACTCGATGAGCATTGCGGCGTCCTCAAGGCGATTTTGACTGCTGCTCATGCCGGTCTGCCATTCGCCGCCTACGCGTTTGCCGACAATAGCCACCGTGACGACCTCCCCGGACTTGGCGTCTTCCAGCCACTGCTCCAGCATGTTTATGACATCAGAGTTGTCAGGGGTTGTAGCCTTGATGAACGGTTTGATGTTGCCTGTCATGTTTAACTCCTTGCACGTATAGCGGCGGCGTATGTTGGCCATTCAATCAGTGTGTTTTTGTTCTCACACGTCTTCGCACACGCTTCACGCTCGGAAGCAACAAGTGCCTTCAAACCTTCTCGGATTTGTAGATGCGTTAGCGTCAACAAGTCGCGGTCGCCATATTGATTGCCGTGGCGATCTACCAATCTCATTGCCAGTGCGTAACGTTCAACCAAGGTCATGATGTCCTCGCGGTTCATCCTTCCACCCTTTCATAAGTCATCTCAAAGATGTCTGGCTTGCATGGGTAGTGCTCACCCTTCACGCCGGTGATGATCCAGTCGCCAGTGGTGACCTCCATCGGCCCTTCAAGCGTTGGTATGTACGCTGAAAAATTGTTGGCTGTGGAACCTTTCCGCAGTTTTACATGCGGGTGGTCACCTTCTTTGAACCATTGTGTGGCTTCAATGACCACGGGCTTTTTTCTGAATTTCATTTATTTCCCCTTGCGTTTTTAATACGCTCTTCGATCTGCCAGTCCAACTCTTTCAGCAGGTCCTCGATCGTGTCACCATGGCCGGTCGCATATCCGCGGCTGATCATCCACTTGGCCACCTTCTCCCGGTTGACAATCATCGCAACCGCGGCCCAGGTCTGAGCATCGTCCGCCTCGAGCTTGTCCATCAGGCCCGTGCTTTCCAGGTACGACTTTGGCTTTTGGTGCATGTTGTGGTCGCCGCTCATGCCTGACGCTCCTTGATCATTTTTTTAATACGCTCAGCTTCCGTTTTTGGGATCTGTGCCGTGTCGATAATCCTGCATACCGAGTCCCTTTCCATGCTCAGCAGCAGGTTTGCAAACCGATCGAGGTCTTGCAGGTAGGCCATGTATGCCACGTCCTCGATCGTGTCTTTAAGGCCTGCCTCCAAGGCTAGGTGCCGCAGTCTTTTATCGTCCATCGTCGATCTCCACGGTGATTTTGTACTTGCGGCCATTCTCACCCTGGACGCGAACGATCTTCTTAGAACTTAGGTATGCACCCTCCGGCGTAAGGTCCAACTCGATACCCGAAGGGTCCTTCATGAGCCCGTTCGGGTCCCTTTCCAGGGACTCAAAAACGAGCGCGGCAATGTAGTCGCAGTAGATCATTATTCTCCCCACCCAAACTTTCCAGCGCATACGGGGCCAATACCAAGGTCGATAGATTCCTGATTGCTAAGTTCGCGTCCGCAAGCGCTGCAAGATCCAAACTTTTTACCGTAAGCGATAGCAGCAGACTTAGGGTCATGGGCTGCGTCAACAATGCGCTGCTCTTGTTCGGCGCTACAGTCACGCGACCGAAAAAGCTTGCCATTCAGCACCTTGCCCAGGTAGGTCTCACCCTCCTTGATATAAACGGCTCCAGCATTTGCGCTATTAGCCCCAGCAGGCGAGAAGATAAAGGTATCGAGGCGTAGCCTGGGCCACTTGATCCCCGCGTCCCTAGCGGCCTTAAAAGCTACCTCAATGGCTTCGACGGTAACTTCTTTGGCTTGTGCCTTAGCTACAACGCGATCGGCCTCCCATTTTGCCTTACGCTCAGCAGAACCGACGGCACACTTGGTAGCGGCGGCCAACTGCTTCTCGGTCAGCTTGCCCCACTTCTTAACGGCCTCGAGCATAGACTTGGCAAACTCGAAGCGACTGGCCTGCTCGTTCATCCACTGCCATACAAGCGGGTTTTCCTTAGCAAAGGCCTCAAGGGTTTGCTGCTGCTTGCGCTCGGCACGGGCCACGGCCTTCTGACGACGGGCGTCGCGCTCCGACTTTGTGAACTTAAATACGCGATAACCGACGCCTTTGCAAAGGGTACAACGACGATCGCCCGTCCAGTCGCCATAGCCAGTCCAAATGCCAGTACCCGAGCACTTGCCGCAAGTCTCGCGAATTTCGGTATTCGCAACAATCGGGGGCGCGTTAAATATTGCGTCGAGGTCGTCTTTAAGGTCGATCATCTTAGTTCTCCTGTTTCTCACAGCAAAATTGCTGTATGCGTATTAGAACTGCTTTTTATCCACTTGTCAACAAGAGGCCGCAGCCCCGATTATTAGAATGAAAAATCGTGGTACTTCTCGCGCTCACCGAGGCGAAGGCCGCAGCCCTCCGACTTAACGAGGCGTTTGGTCTCGGGATTCACGAAGTGCTGGACCCACTGGCCGCTCTTCATCTTGCGGAAGATCCGCTTGCAGTTGCTGGGGTTTTGGGTGTACTCGTAACGCTGGCTTTCGCTCAACCCATTGCTGTCAACACGCTTGTAATCGTCGTCTTGCACGACGATGTAGCGCTTGGCCATGTTGACCTCGACAACCGTGCAGGGGTTGCGATCGGTCCAGGAAAGCAAGGTTGCTGGCATACCAACGTAGGGCGCTGGCTCACCAACTGTCATGCGGCTGTAGAGGCTGTTTACAAGGCTTGCTGTTTGCATCATTTTCTCCTGTTTCTCACGGCGGAAGTGCCGTATGCGTATTAGAACTACTTTTTATCCACTTGTCAACAAGGGGCCGCAGCCCCGAGTGTTTAATTAAGCCCAAAAGTTCGAAAAGCCATCGCCATATTCAGCGAGGATCTTTCGAACCTTAAGTTCTTGGGGCTGGGAAAGCTCGCCATTAAAGTCAAACCACTTCAATAATTTTCCGGCCAGGATGTTCTCGCGGCGGGGGAGACTGGAGGCGATCGATGCGAGTTCGTCAATCATGGCGACTTGCTGAAGCTGGTTGGCATTGATGTTCATTTTATTTACTCCTGGTTGGTTTTGTTGAGGGGCCGTAGCCCCGGTTTTTAGTTTTGAATTACACGAAGATCGGCGGTCAGGGAGACGCGATTGCCAAGCTCGTCCCAACCTTCAGCCAGAACATCTTTAACCTTCCGTATCTGGCCTACGACGTTACCAGCAACGAGGCGGTGGCTTCTGGGTAATGCAGCCCAAATGTTTGCTATGCCGTTGCTCTTAGCCACTGCGACGAAGTCTACAATTGCGGCTTGTTGTTGGCGGGTGGTTTGCATCTGGTTTCTCCTGTTTCTCACAGCGACTTGCTGTGGATAGGATTACAGCACAGTTTTTTATCCTCCTGGCTTATTTTCTTTATCCAGCCGACGAACGGTACGTTGCGCCCGAAGAGCGCCGACCATAAGCGCTACCTTGGCCTGCAAGTCCTGCTCCGTAATCCCGTAATGCTTGGGAAAACCCTTAGTCCCCAGGCCGTGTACGCCCGTCTTTCCCCTATGGTGCTCCGGGCACAAAGGGATAGCCTCGAAGTGCGTAGCCTTCCTGCCCATGCCTACCCCTGACCGAGGGTGATGGATCTCGGCCGGGGTCCCTGGTGTACCCAAGTACGCGCAAAGGATGCAGCCGATCTCCGATAAGTCGTTGAGCCACTGCTTCTCGTTGTTGGTCATCGGATAGCTCTTAGGACCCGCTGCTGGCGGCCGCTACGGCCCGATCGTCTTAAGCCGGTGTCTTCGATCCAACCCTTGCGCATCAGCGGCGCAAACCGAGGCATAACGGACTGCGATCGCTCATTCGGGAAGTGCTGGATTATCTGGTCGGCGATGCAACCCTCCTGGCCATAAGCCTTGATAATGTTGAGCACCTGTAGCTCTAGCTCAGTCGGATCAAAGGACTTGGCAGCGTCGTGGCTCGTGTCGGGATCGGTCGACCTTGCGAAGGCTAGAGACGATACGCCGAAGAGGTCCTGCTGCTTGCTGGCCACGCGCTTTTTGAGTGCCGCATTCCAGGCTGCCTGCCAGCAGTTCGCAAGCGTTTGGTCCTTGATGCCGGTGCTCTCGTACCATTCGCGGTAGGCGTCACGCATTGCGGGTGTATTGGCCCAGGTTCTCATAACTATTCTCCAGTTTTTGTTTGACGTTCGGGGGAATCTTGGGCAATGGCGCCCAAGCGATAAATACTTGGCTCCAGGTTCCGATGCAGGCAACGCCTGCCGGGTTGAGCAGCAGCATCTTCGAGCCAAGCGGGGGCGGTTCCTCTTCCGGGTCACGCCACTCACAAATGCCTGCTATGTGCTTCATAGCATCGCCCAGGCAAGAACGGCAAAAACAATGC